TCGTGCTTCTTCCATGTCATCATATGTTTTGCCACAATGTGAATGGCCCTTCATGCCATCATGTTTGCCTTTTAATTTGGCAATTAATAAGTTTTCGTTCATACCTTCTTTAACCATTTTCTTTTTGCAATCAGCTACCATTTGTTTTAATTCTTTCTGGTCACAATCAGGATGCATTTTACAAATTTCTGCTACAGACTTTCCATCTTGACACATTTTTTTAATGTGTGACATTGGTGGGCATTTCTTTTTATCAGTCTTTGATTCTAAGTCCATATCTTCTTTAACTTTCTTTTTCTTTAAATCGTTTTTACCCTTACCATCTTCTGCATAGTCAGGGATACCATTCTTGTTAGCATCCGGCTTCTTAGCTTCAAATTGTTGACTACGACCTGCACCTAAGCCAGCGCCCATGTCACCATCATGTGTTGGCATTTCGGCTTCTTTGATTTTCTTCATTTGTGCGCCTGCAATTTTTGTTGCGGCTTCTTTACCATACTTAGGTGTTAATTTACGAACTAATGCATCAAAGCCTGTCGTAGCATTGTTGTGCTTGCCAATATCTTCTTCAGCTACCTTGTTGTTCATATTAATACGATTAGTCATATGTGTCATCGGGTCTTTGCGCTGTGTAGCCTGTGACATTTGACTCGGTTTCTGTGCGTCACGCTTTGCGGCTGCTGACTGAATAGTACCAGGACTTAATTCTTTAAGTTCTTCGCCACCACCAATAGTAATATCACCTTTTTCAAAGGCTGCGGCAGCTTGAGGATTTTTTGCAGTAGCTACAACTTTGCCAGTTGCATCTTTAACTGCTACTGCACCAGGCATAGGAGCAGTTGAATAACCTTCTTCATTCAATGCTTGTTCTAATTGGTCAAAGTATTCTTTTAAACTATGCTTAGTAGTTTTCTTTTTATCATACTTAGGTAATTTTACATCTTTACCGGCCTTAACGCCAAATGCACTAAAGTCATACTTGTTGTCTTCACCTGAAGTTTGCGTAGATTTCTTAGGACGACCTTTACCTCTTTTTTCAGTAGAAGCAGGCTTTACTTTATTACCTTCTTCATCTTCGTCATCTTTACGACCATAGCCACCTGGCTCAGCAGTATGTTTTAAACCTGTTTTAGTTTTTTCTGTTGCTTCGTTCAACTGGTCTAGTTGTGATAATAAACTTTTGAAATCCATTTTGTTATTCCTTTAATTATTTACGTGCGCCAGTTGCTGGCTTTGCTGGGCGAGTGATTGTAGTCATAGGACTCTTGTCACCCATTTTCTTATCATCCAAGTAAGGCTTGAATGGATCAAACGAATCTGGTGTTTCCTTACCTGCATAAGGAACACTAATCATACTATCTTTGGTCTGATCTTTAATTGATTGTAAGTATGAATCACCATATGCTTTATTTGCGGCTTTAGCATCAGGTTGTTCTTCTAATTGTTCATGGTCTAATAACGGAGAGTGACTCATCTCATTTTCATACCCTACTTGTTCACTATCAATGCTGTCATCAAAATCAGTTCCAACAACACGAACCATATCAACTTGATAACCTAATAATTGTGCAATCTGCTGAATCATTGGCTCTGTCGCTGGGTAGCGAAATTCTGCTTTAATGATAGTAATACTTTGATTACTCAAATTAGGAAATCCGTATGGTGATTTCTGTATTGGTGTGCTTTTTGGCTCACCAATTTTGACAGGGTCAAACTTGTTTAGATTGTATTTAAACATATCTAAAAAGTTCTTGTCAACTTGACCAGCAATTTTGATAGTGTAATTGTAAGTATGTACACTTTCCATAATGTATTTTCGTAGGCTTTTCATTTCTTAATTCCTGTATCTATTATTTATCTTTTTAATTGGATTTTGCCGCCAACATCTTTAGCAACTCATTTCTATCCAAACTCTTTCCCTCACCCATTGGTGTAGCTTCTATTTGTTCTTCTTTTGATACTAGTTTTTGATCCAATGTTGCTTTTTTCAACTGTAAATCAAGCATTTTTAACTTCTTATTAATCTTTGCTGTCTTAGCTGTAATAGCATGTCCCAACATACTGCTAGCACTATTGAAGATTTCACTAGCAAAACGACTATCAACTTGCATTCCTAGATCCATTAAGTCCTTATAACTTGATGTTGCTAGACTGGCTAATTCATCCATCTCGCCATCTGCGGCTTCCAATCCTCTAACTTGGGGCAAAGCATTTTCAATCTTTTCTAAGTTGTTCATAGCATCAGTAGTAATTTCCTGAGCATTGGTAGGAATAGGGATAGTCAATCCCATGTCATTATCATCTTCAGGAAGTTCGAATAATTCGTTTAGTTTCTTGGTCATAAAAGTATTTAGTTACTTTCGTGAGCCATTTCTAAAAAGGTCATCTTCTGTAATTACACGAAATGTAAATCCTTGTGCCTTACAGTAAGCCATTGCGGCTGCCCATTTAGCATGATTAACTGCTACCACCAATCTATCTCTAGCGTTGGCAACACGACTTTCAATTAAACTTTGTTTCTTGGGTTTTATTTCAACAACTTCAGCAAGTTGTTTACCGTATTTGTTTTGATATACTACAAAAAAATCTGGGATGTACATATGTACCTTGCCATCTAATGGGCTTCTATATGGAATAGACATTGATTCACTAGCCCAACTAGTTACATTTTTATTACTATCACAAAATGTCATAAAGGTTAATTCCCAACCTGATCTATATTTAGGTGCGTGTTTGCCTATATATTTGTGTCCGTTTTTTGGCGTAAATATGCCTTGTGCCCATTTAGCCATGATTATTGCACGATGTTACGTGATACCGGTTGATTTGATTTGGGAACAACAGCAATGCCGTATAGTGACGTTTTACTTTTGAAACTATTAAGATAGTACGCAATAGTTTGATTCATTTCCATTTTGGTAGTACCTTTAATTTGATCTAATAAATTAAGTACTGGGATTTGTGTTTCTTGTGATATCCTAAACAACACAGCAGTAAAATTAGCCGCTATATTTTTTGATGCACAAACTGATAGAAAATAGCCATGTACTATATCGTATTCGTTAGCATTAACAACTAAATTGATGGAGTAAAATGAATCAAATATTCTAACTGTTTGATCCATTGATGTTCTAGTATCTAATATTCTTGGCATAGTATTATTTATTACTTAAATATTAGGGATTTCTTTTGCCGGCGTATGGATTTGTTCCTATTTGCGCAGGACCTGCGGCTGCATTTGGTGGGGTGCCGGCGGTGCCTAAGCTAGTAGGAGTTGCACCAAATATAGGTGTAACAACATTTATGTTTCTATTGGGTGTTTGTTGTACTGCATTCGTAATACCAGCAACAACTTCAGATTTTACTAGATTTTTAATAGGTACATTTTTAAATGTATTATATGTTGTACCGGCTGCTTGAATCGCGCCTAATATATTACCTTCACCTAATGCTGACATTGTACCGCCTACACCATCTACCAATCCACCTTGACCCAAGATAGTACCATTTGCTCCTGGTCTTGCTATAGGACTTACAGTTCTATCATAGTTAGCATTAAGACCAAAACCAGTAACAATGTTACTAGGAGTTCTACCATCGATAGCACCTTCATTATATACAACAGTTTCATAATCTAAATTCATTTGCATTTCCATAGTGCCACTGTTCTCACTATAACTATAAGTGTCATGGTCAAATTTACTAATGATAGGATTAATTAATGTATACGCTACAAAATTGTGTCTATTAAGGCCAAATACAGTAATGTTTTTAAAGAAAGGTATTTTGTTACCTGTTGGATTTGGTGTCTCACCTATGTATCCCCAATCATCATTGCCTGTTATAGATTTTGTATATGTTGTTCGTTCGTTATAAGTAGCTAATGTTCCTGTTGTATTTACTGCGCCTCCACGTGCGCCTGCAAATACAACTTTAGGTTTTGTACCATCAGCATAATTATAATTATAATATGCCTTCCACAAATTACGAATCATATTGCCGTTATCATCATGGAAAGAAATATTAACAGGATCATATTTGATTTTTGTTTGTATAATTCTTTTACGATTATACTGATTCATTTCAGTGGTGCTAAATGAGAATCCAGGTAACTTAACTGTTTTAACTGCTAAACCAAAATTAGCGCCTGTACTAACATTCTCTGAATATGCTTGGGGATTTATTTCAAAGTATACGTGAAAGAGGAATTTAAATTTAGGAGCGGTTTGATAACCATTAGTCCTAAATGTTTTACTAGCATGAGTGTAGTCACGAAGGAAATCGCTGCCGAAAAATGTTCCGGCAGCGTCCTGTAATAAGTTCTGAAAAAATCCAGACATTAGCTAGATTCCTTTAATTAGAAATTAAAGAGAACCGCCGATACCTGTAGCGATTGAACCAATTGTACGACCAATACTTGCACCAACACCAGAACCAATTGGTGATTGAATTGCGTTATCATAGCGTAATGTCAATGCAATAGTTACCGCTTCGTTTGTAGCATAATTCAATGTATTATAGTTAGCTGTCTGCAAGAAGCAACCATATAGTTCCCATGTTTCTAATACGATAGGAGCGGCTGCACCGTTACCACCATCTAAGATTTCAATGTTTGTTTGAAACTTATAATCTTGACCAGTTGCGGCACTTGCTTGTTCAACAAAGTCCATTTGTTTCTGTAACTGTTGACCAACTAATCTACTTACTGTATTTGATGCATCATCACGAACGTTAATGTTCATTGGTGCCCATGTATGTTTACCGGCTAGATACATTGTTGAGTTGTATATTGGTATTGTAACTTCAGCAAATGATAAGTTAGGACGAGAGCAGTCAATAACTTGTTTAGTTAATTCAATTGAACTAGCACTTGCGCCAAAATTCAAAAAGTTTACTCTGAATCTAAATTGTAGTTTTGGCATTAACAAGCCCTGATTGCCCCCGGCGTTGTCAGATGCTACTGTCATGTTAAACAATGATTGTGAGGCTGTTGCCATTTTTGTTTCTCCTGTTATATATATTTATCTTTTAAATTCCCCTATTGCTAGGGGATATTTAGATTACTGTGATAATTCACCTGTGTTCAAAACTCTTACTGGAATGTAGATGAATTCAGCTGCCTTAACAGGCTCAATTGCAACGTCAATCCAAAGTTCGTTTCTGTCAATTCTAGCAGGAGTGTTGTTTGATTCATCACATACTACTAGATAATCATACAAGCCACGTTTAGCAACTAAATCAACCATCAATGTTTCTACAACACCAGCAATTTGATTACGTGTCAATGCGTCATTTGGTTCGAATACGAACGGTCTTGCCGCTAATGTCAATTGTCTACGAATGTACGCAATTAGTCGTGCAACGT